GTTAGCCTGCCTACGCCATGCCACATACAGCGCGCACCATTCTGGAGTGTCCACGAGGCGGCGACCGTTCGCTGCCCATCGTTCGCCGCGCACGCCTTCGACGATTTCCATGAGCGCACCAATTTCAGGAAGTGCCCGCGCATTCCATTTCGCCGATGCTTCGGCCTCGGTTGTCGCCGATTGCGAGCATCCACAGCCGCCTGCCGATGCGTTGCAGGTGAGGCTTACCCAGTCCACCCACTTGCCGCCATAATGGTATCCACGGCTGATGATTTCAGGTTGCCGACCACAAAAGGGGCAGGCTAACCATGCGCTGCAGGCAACAGCCGCTGCGCTTTTCACGTTCGATGTTTCTTGGTTCATTGGTTGTCTCCTTTGCGCTCAGGCGTTGCCGTCGGCGGCTGTGCCTGAGCTTGGTCGTTCGGCGTCATTCGTCATCAGGCACTCCGTCGCCGTTTTCGGTGATGCCCATTTCGAGAAGCGCGGTGGCAAGCACGTCCGGTCTTTGGTGAGCCAGACGCATTGCGCTGATAGAGTCTCGGCCAGATTCACGGTCTTCCACTATGTCGCCACCATTCCGGTAAAGTTCGTTGAGAGAGTCAGGCCCAGACGCCGAACCACGCGCTGCACCAGAACTGCCGCCCCGCTCTTTACGCTCAGACTTTGCTTTGGATTTCATCGTTTCTTTTCCGCTCCACCGTTGCCGTCGGCGGCAGTCGGTGAGCTTGGTCGTTCGGCATCCGCTTCCACTCTGGTATCAGTCCCGGCTCTACCGCTAGGCATTGGCGGCTTCGGAAGCGGTCTTGCTTTTCTACGTGAGGATACGGTGTTGGCTCGTAGGTTATTTCCACGCGGCAAGGTGCAGTCTTTCCACAGCGGCGGCATTCCCACGCTTCGACGCGGAGTGCCGAACAAGGCGCTGCTGCCAATGCCGCTGTCGCTTTATGTTCGAGATTCTTACTCATTCGATTGACCTTTCTGCACTCCACCATCGCCGTCGCCGTCGGCGGCATGGCAGAGCTTGGCGTTAGCGAGCCTTGCGTTTCTTGCGGTTCGCGGCCTTCTTTGCCCCGCCGAGGTATCCGGCGTATCGCACCCACAGCCATTTGAGTTCTTCCGGTAGCACGATAAGTTCAACGCTATCTTCATTGCTTGCTGTTCCGTAGAGTGCAGTCGTCGCGAAGGTGGTGATTGGTTCGAGTCCGCTCTTGCCTTTCTCCATGACCCACACGCCGAGTTGCAGTTGTTGATGTTTGATTGCCCGCTCCAGCGTTATGCCGAGCGCCATGAGTTCGTCTTGCGATAGTGCTTTCATGCGCTACCATGCTAGAGCCTTCTGCCATGCTACGCAAGCAGAAAGTTCGACGGCTCGCTAACCATGCGCTGCACCGAATCCGCGCCCCGCTCGTCCGCTCGTTGCTCAGTTGGTTTTTCCATCGTTTCCTTTCCGCTCGACCTCTCCGCCCGGCGCGGATCGGTGAGCTTTTTCGTTAGCCATGATTCGCCATGTCGGCAGCCCAGTTGCGCCGGAAGTCGAGTTTCAGACACCACGACTTGCAGGTGATTATGATTAGTTTTCCGCTCCAATATCGCCCGATGTTGAGCCACTGATTCCAGCAGTATGGCCCGGAGTTTGGATACGTTTTCCGCATGTTGCAGATTGAGATTTTCGGCAGCATCCGCCACCGACCAGCTTGTGATTTATCAATGTTCATGGCTAACCAGTCACTTCAGCGAACCCGGCTTTCGCGATTCAGTTGCAAGCGACCCGTCCGGTGAGCCGGGTCGCTGAGTTCCATTGTTCTGCGCTTTGTTCATTCTATTCCATTCAGGATGTTGAGTGTTCTTTGGAGTATCATGCGTAGTTCGCGCATCGACTTGTTCGTCCGCTTTAAAGTCTTTGTTGCAGCCTTGAGTCTTTTCCTTAGCACGCGGATTGGGTTGTTCACGCCGCGCAGAACAAATTCACTGCACGCAACCACGGGCAACGCCACAGGTTGCCCGATAACGTCTGGTGCGCTCGGCCGCATGGGTTCCGTGGTGCGTGAGTTCATGCGTTGGACGGCTTCGTTTTGTTTATGATCCACATCATCGCTTCGATCTCCGTCGCAAATCTCGGCGTGTCTTCCACCCACCCACTCGGGAATAGAATATTGAAATGGCCGGTGCCGCCGATCACTCCCCAGTTTCCACGGCACAGCACTTTGTTTCGTCCGGCTCCGCAGGTGCCGATACCCACCCATTTCGTTTCAATCGTCCAGCCGTCCAACAATTCACTGCACGCAACCACGGGCGACGCCACAGGTTGCTCGATAACGTCTGGTGCGCTCGGCTGCATTGGTTCCGTGGTGCGTGAGTTCATGCGTTGGAGCGATTGACCACGAACCATTCGGGCGTCCCGCTCTCGATTTCTTCGCGGCCTTTCAGCGGATGGTTTTTGCACCATTCCTCACTCGACAGGCAGAACGGGAAGGACGCTTCACCGCCGCACTGGTGACACGTCTCGTAGTCGTCCGGGTCATACCACAGTGGGTCTCGCTCGTAGAGTTCTCCAGGTTCGGTCATCCCAGCCCCTCCACAGGCGGAGCATTCGTGCCATTCGAGCGACGATCCGCAGCGCGCGCACTGGCAGTCCCATTCGCGCCCGTCCTGTGGATGCGACGCTCCAACCATGCGCTGCACCGCGACGCCGCCCCCGCTCTCCGCATTGATTTCACTCATGGTTCGTTTCCTTTCTTTGCGCTCGGCGCGGCGCTTCCGGCGTCGCGGGTGAGCTTATCGTTAGGGCGCAGAGCGTTTTGGCACTCTGCGCCCCGGTTGTCACTCTGTGGGCGTGAAGTCCACATAGTATTTCTTGCCCGGCACGAAAGCACCGTGCGCGGCCTCGTTGTCCACCTGCATCTCGACTGATGCGCTTGGAGTCGCCTTCGCGTAGGTGTTATCCTCCGCGTTGGTTTTGTCCGCATACACCGCCGAGAGCTTTACGCGCTCTGCGCCGTATTCCGTTTTGGTGACTTCCGTCACCCTCATTTTTGCTCTGATGTTCATTGTGTTTTCTATTGTTTGTGCGCCCTAACCACTGCATGGAGCACAACGGCGGGCGCGTTGCCGTCGTGCAAATTCGTGCGTCACTTGTGCCCGCCGTGGCTCATGCAGACGTTCCGCGTCATTCCATCCACGCCACACACCCATCGGTCGAGCATCGTCCGTGGACGTGGCCGTTGTAGGCAGCACGCGAGTAGCGCAGCTTGCCGGTTTTGCAGACGGGGCAGGCCATTTCGCCAGCGCCAGTGAAGCAGTTCTTTTGTTGCTTCGGGTTATGCCAGCGATGCGCGTCGTCTGGATTCAGGCACTTCACGGCTTTGTCGTTTGCGTGGTAGCGCCGGTAGAGTTCATCGAGGATGCCGTTTCTGGCGACCATCACCCGATCCATTGATTCAGCTATCTTGTCCATTGTATGTTTCTCCGTTGAGCCACGCTCCGAGCGGGGCAGTGTTTGGGTAGAAGCAGCCGCATTTAGAGCATTTCCACCCGTAGTATTCTTCTTTGAAATCGTGCGTGACGCGGAACAAGTCGCTGCACCCGCAATGACTACCGCGTTCACGGCTTCTGGCGAGGCGGACGGTTTGGGCGCGGTAGTCATGGGGTGAGCTTGTCGTTGGCGAAGTGCGCCATGCGCACCACCTGTCAGGTAGCCACGACCAGTGATAGAGCCAGTTCATTGCCTTCCACCAGCGATGACGGAGAGGATATAGCGGGCCGGCATGAGGGCCGCCGAGCGGTGGTTTCAGGCTTCCGCGCACGCCGTAAATTTTGGCCAGCACGAAAGCCACGAATCGCCGAACCATGCGCGTCAGCAAAGCCTGCGGTTGCGTCTCAGTGTTTTTCATGTGTTATTGGCGCAAGCTCGCTGCGCTTGGTGTTCGGTGCTTGTCGATTGGCGGCGGGGTTCGGACTCGAACCGTTGAGCGTGCGCCTGCATCGGCAGCCTTCGGACCAGACCGTCTTTGTTCCTCTCTGCATATTTGCTCGTTTCCCCGCCATAAAATCAGTCGTCACCCATTCGGTTGCCCGCCATCCACGCCTTGGCGGCCGATCTGTTTGTTGCGCTGTTGCGTGACGCCGATAAAGGTGAGGTTTTTGATCCAGTTTTCCAGCAGGGCGCTGAACAGTGCGTCCGGGCGCGGGGTAATGCCCGCCTGGCGCATGTTGAGCAGCACGCTCTGGGTTTGCTCGCCGGCCACCGCTTGCAAGCCCTCGGGCGTGAGCGCCGCGGTAAACTTGGGATTAGCCAGCACGGTTTCGCGGGTGAGATCCAGCATGCCCGCCGCGGCCGGATCGTCCTTGTCCACCAGCAACGGAGGCTGGCCGCTAAACATCTTGAGCACCTGCACCTCCACCTTGTCGCGCAGGGCCGTGGCCGCAGCCGGCAGCGAGCGCAGGAACATGCGCGCCACGCGCGGGCCGACAATGCCCCGGCTTTTCCAGGCGGTGTAAGCGGCGCGATCCACCACGTTCATGGTGTCCATCGGGATCACGCTGTTGTCCATGGCCTCCACCTGTTTGATGAACGTCTCGCTATCCAGCTCGCGCACGTCGAAATCGAAGATGCTGCTCAACAATCCCGGAGTATTGCGCTGCTCTTGCAACCAACCCTCGGGCGCGCCCGTGATGGCGGAGAATTGTTTGTCGTCGCCGTGCTTCTGCCACAGGGCCAGCACCTGTTGAAAGGCCTGCGTCCACGCGATCAGGAAGCGCCGGGTGTTGCGCTCCTGAATGGCCTGCATGCGCGAGGGCGGCACATCCTCGCTCATCAAGCCGAAGCGGTTGTCCACTTTCTTGCGCACCGCCGCATACACCTCCATGCCATCCGCCAAACCGGTGTTGGTGGGCATTTGCATGAATTGCGGTTCCTTGCCCTGCCGCACGAAGTTCTGCACCGCCGGGCCGAACTCGTATTTCATGCCGCTGGGCGATTCGTACACGTTCACCGGCGGCAAAATGGTGATGCTGGCGCGATCAATCGTCTGGTCAAAGGTGTCCTTGATCAGCTTCTGATCGGTGCAGACCATTTCCACCACGGAGCGCGAACTGGTGATGGCGCGGGTGCGCCACTCACGCACCAGGGCCACATAAGGCAGCTTGCCGGCAATGTCCTCCACGAGCTCGTGCTTGGCGAACTCCGGCACGCCCGGGGAACCTTTGATGTTTCGGTGGAACGTGGTGCAATACGCGCCCGGCACGCCATCGGCATCCGTGGCCATGTAAACGGCGTGAATCACTTCCACGAGCTTGGTGCGTTCGTCGCCGGTGCTGGTGCTGGGCTGGGTGGTGTTCACCCGGCCGGGATGGCTGAGTAGCCGGCCCAGGCCCAGCAACTGGCTGCGCACGGGCAATTGCGCCAGGCTCACGCTTCCGGATTGTTTCTTGGCCGCTGCCACCCACTGCGGATCATAGCCCTCGCCCAGGATGCGCGCCTCCAATTGTTCCGGGGTAAGATACTCGATCTGATACACGATCTGCTGCGTGTCGGTGAGTTCGTTGGGAATGAGCACCTCGCGATACGGTTCGAGCGTGACGATCTCCGCTTCGTTGCGACAAATGTATGGGATGGGCGCAGTGGTCTTGCGCTCTGATCGAAGCTCGCGCACTGCCCGGCGCAGCGTGGCATCGCGCATTTTCGGCGCGCGATCCTGGAATTTCTCCGGCAACTCGGCGTTGATGTAGCCCTGATACCACTGGCGCAGCAAGTCCATGGCGAACTCCTCGCGGGTGGGGTCCGCAATGGCGGCAGGCAGTTCGCGCAAGGGATGGCCCTCGGGCGCTTGCTGGGCCAGGGCGAGGAGATCCTGCTCCTTGAGCTCGTAACGTTTCAACCCGAACTCGGTGCGCCAGCGCGGGGCGAGCAAACACCAGCCGCGCGAGTGGCGATGTTGCGCGCTGAGTTCGGTCTCCTTGTCGAGCTGGGCCATCATCGGCCCGAACACCAGATGCTCCACCAAGGCCACGGCGTAACCGGAGGCATCGCTCTGGCCCGCACCGCGCTGAACCATGGCGCGCCAGAACCCGGCCAGATCCATAGCGGTGAGCTCGTTGATTACATCGTCCGCGGTGTAGGGCTTGCAGTTGCTGGCGTTCTCCCACGGGAACGCTTCCGATTCGGGATTGTTGGGATCGGCGTGCTTGCGGCCATCGGCGGAGTCCTCCGGACCATTGCAGTCGCGCACCTGGTCAAGCCAATCCACGCCGCCGGCGAAGGGCGTGCCACAGCGATTAAACGTTTGTTGCAGCGCCGATACATCGGGCTGCCCGGTTTCAGTCAGGAAGGAGTCATTCATGGTTTGCTCCTTCCCCGCGGGTCGCACACCGTGGGTTTGGGGGACAGCAGCCGCCGGATCTCAACCAGGAGATACTTGTGGCGTGTCTCGCCAGGGAGACGATGCGCCAGTTGCGGATTGGCGTCAACAATTTTGGCAAACGTCTTAGAGCCGACCGACAGTAACCGCATGGCCGCCGCGCGCGTGACTCGCGCCGGCGGGAGGGAGAAATCGTTAGTCATGGTTAATACCCTTTCGGTTTCTTGATCGTGCCCAGCATCCCGGGCGAGATGTAGCGCAGCCCGGTTTTGCTCAGCCCTTTCAGGCAGTCAATCGGGTCTTTGGTGGCGCCCTTTTCCTTGTCGAACCCGGTCCAGACCCGGAGCGCAAAGATGGTGTTCACGCATGTCTCGCTGATGAACCACTTGGGGCGGTTGAGTGGCGTTGGCTCTTTCTGCGCATCCCACCCGCCGCAGATCCAGTCATTGACCCATTGCTGCGCCTCCTCAATCCCACAGTTCACCCCGGCCTCGAAATACAGATCCGGGCCAATGATGCGGCCCTGGTAATCCCGCAACCGCTCATTCAAATACGTGAGATACGTCTTGCACTCGGTATCACTGGGCAAGCTCATGTTTGCCGGGCGCGGATCAAGATAACGATTCAACACCATCCAGGTCTGCTCTGGCTCGCGCTCGTAGCTGCCTGACGGATTGAGCTTCCAGCCTTCGCGTTGCAGGATGATGTGCTTGTATTCATCAAACGTGCGACCGCCGCCGGAAAGCTGGGCCGGGCCGGGCTTGCCGTCCTGGGCGGCGCGGCCGTCCAACGTGCGACTGCCAGGCAAGGCCCACTCGCCCAGGTCCGCGGCATCCGGCCATTCGGCGATGGTCCACTTGTCCTCATTGGCATCCACGCCGGTCCAGTTCATGAACCAGTTGCGATTGCCGTGGGGATCGATCCACTGCGACAGCGTGAGCTCCTGCGGCGAGGGCAGCTTGGCCGCGGGCACAATGTGCACCGCGCCAAAATTGGGGAACGCGCGCCGGGCCAGCTTGGTAGGCCAACCCCACAGCCGCTCCAACGCAAACGCCAGTTTCTCGCCGTGAATTTGCATGGTTACGCGGCTTGAGGAACAGCGGGGGTGAGCGGCCGGTAGTTGGCGGCTATGAATTTTTCCAGGGCTTTGCCGGCCTGCTCGCGGGACACATCGGAGTAATTGGTCACCACGGCCTCGATGTGTTCGGCCAGCGTTTGCGGTTCGCGCACCTCGCCCTGGGTAACACGCTTGAGCATCTTCAAAGCGGTGCGGTTGGTTTCGCCGTAGGCCATCAACTTGAACACTTTCACCGAAAGCCGCGCTCCCTCGACATAGCGCACGGAGTTCTCCTCCGTGCCGATCTGACAGCGCAGGAATGGCATCCTGGCCTCAGGAATTTCGCGCACGAGGTATTCCGTTCCGGCAATGGTTTGAATGGTCGTCATGTTTGTTTTTGGTTGTTGGTTTCGATCAAATCAGCACACGTATTCGTCTTGCATGTAACCGCACCACCGGATCAGCCGCAGTGAGATTTGGTTTTGATTCAAGTTCGTCAGTTTTCGTCGGCATAAGATTGGAGCACTTCGCCGCAGGCGGTGCTTTGGATGATGGCGTTGACGTTTGTAAACGGGTTGAACATGGTGGGCAGGGCCACCGCAAAGCGCCGGCCGCTGCCGCCGCCGCTCTCGATGACAAACGGCACATGGCCCGGCGGACATCCTTTCACCAGCTCCTGCCGTTCGGGCAGCAGCCACGCGCCCCAGTCCCATTGGCGCTGTTCCCAGTCCCACACCACGGCCCGAGCCGGGATGGCCTCCAGGAACTGGCCGCCCTCGATGTATTCCGCCACGGTGTCCGTGTAGCCGCCCACCGGCGTGAAGCCGCCCAGGAGAAAGCCGCCCTTTTTGTGCACGCGAAACCGCAGGGTTTTGAGCAGTTCGGCCGGGGCTTCCTCGTCCCACGTGGCCAGATCCGCCTCGCCACCTTCCACACTGTTGGGGTCCTGCTGATACGCCTTGTAAGTGGGGAAGAACGCGGCGCTCAGGTTCGGGAGGATCAGACAGCTCTCCGAAAAGCCCGTGGCCACCTTGTAGGAGATCTTGGTGGTGGTGCCGCGGGATTTGACGTTGCGCAGATCCGGCGGCAGATACTTGTGCGTGGGGCGTTGGATGTAGCGAATGCTGGTGAGTTCATTCTGGCTAAACGCACGCCACTCGCGGCCGGCGCTGCTGGTGAGAATTTCAATGCCCACCTTGGCCTGCACCTCGCTCTTGCCGCTGCCATTGCCGCCGAGCATCACAATGTCGTTGGCGCTCTGACGCTGCCGCCATCCGGCCGGGGCGAGGCTCACGCCAAACTGGCCGGGCACATACGTGCCGGCCAACAAGGACCGCACCACGGCCACCGGCGGCTGTTCCCACCCGTAAACGAGCGGATTCGCGCGTTCCTTGGCAATGAAGCCCTCCCGATCTGAATGATACTTGCTGAGCCCGGGCAACCCATGCACCCGCGCATACGCCACGAGCCACTCCGGCGTGGGTAGATGGAACGTGGGCCAGACGGTCCACGTCCACGCGCCGACCTTTACCTGCGAGCCCGGAGGCAGCAGGGGCTTGGTTTCAGCCGTAGGTTTCATGGTTTGCGCCGCCAGTTCCATGCGATTCGCTTTGGTTGGTTATCCAAGTTTTGGAGACGGATTTCCGGCGCTTAGGCTGTTCAGAGCGGCGGCGGCGCAACTGGCTTCGCGCAGGCTGCGGTTCAGTTCCTCGACCGTGGACCGGCTCTCCGCGGACAGCAGCCCATGATGCAATGCCTCCAGGGCCAGGGTGTCCAGCAACACGCGGGATTCCGCCAGTTCCCGCTCAATCTTGCTCAGTAGTTCAATCGCAGTCATACCTCAAGCCGGTTGCGGAGGTTGCGGATCTGTTCGGCGGCCTCCTTGATGTGGGTCAGCACCGAGCGCATCCGCTCCAATGCCTGTGGATATTGCGGCACTGGCGACGTCGCGCACGGCGGCGGTGGAATGTCGGGCGTGATTTCAAGCACGGGTTCAAGCCGCTTACCCAGATCGTCTAGCAGGGAGCGCAGATTGGCGGTGTTCTCCTCAATGTCCCGCAGGAGCAGCGGCATCAAAGGCTCGCGCTTATCCTTGGCTTGGTTGATATTTTCAGGCACTAGCGGTTTGTTGTATAACATAGGTTTTGATCGGTTCTTGGTTTGGTTCAAGGAAGGTCATTCAGCAGCTCGCGGATCGCCGTCAGAGCCAGTTTCTTGTCCTCCTCCGCAGCAGGGTTTTGCTGGATAATCTCGCGCACGCCCTCCAACTCTGGACGGGTGGACACGCCGACAAAATCCTGCACGAGGCGCTTCCACTTGGCAGCATCCGGCAGGAATGGCAGGGTGCTGGTCTGGAAACCGCAAGCGCCGCGGTGGCCGCCGCCACCAAATTTCTTGGCGATGGCCGATAGATCGTGTTGCTCGTGGCCGGGCGCGTGATACAAACTCACGCTCCATTCGCGACCGGTCCACTTGAACCCGAAACAGGCCTCGTGCTCAGGCTTCAATCCGGCAGTGAACAGATGCGAGTTGTAGCGCGCCGCATTGCACGCCAGCCAGGTGAGCCCTTCCCACTGAAACGTGAATCCGAGTTCCTTGATGATGCTTTCGTTCTCGCGCGTGCGGGCGTATTGCAACGCGCGGCCCTGATTCAACAGGCGCACCACGAGGTTGCTCATGGAGTTCTCACCATCCAGCAAATACTTCCAGATCGCCGGGGTCAGTTCTTCGCTCCGCAGGCCGTGCTGAAACAGTTCAGCGTCCGGATTGCGCTTGTCCCAGATGTCATACTCCCCCGCCAGATTCACCGCCCACGGCTCCATCACTTCGCGATCTACAAACTGCGCCTTGTCCGGCAACGGTATTTGCAGCCGGTTTTCGGCATTGTGCTGGTTAATCCAAAACCACTGCCACGCCAACCGACACGCTGCCACGCCATCAATGCGGTAGCCGCGTAACGATGTGGGATGTGTCTCAATGCTGCTCTTGTGGTGGTCGATCCAGATGATGTTGTCGCAATTCCATCGGTCGATTGGCATTGCCTGTTCCGCGCCACGGCAAATCCATCCGTCCTTGAATTTCAGTCCGAACACTTGATCCACCGGCAAGTCCAGAATGTAAAGCGGCATGGCCAACAGGTTCTCTGGCAGCGGCCCATCGCCAAAATTCCAGCCGATAAACCGGGTATCTGCCGGCAGGAACTTGCGGGCGATCTCGCGACAGAAGATTCCGTCGAAATCCGCACTATGATAAATGACCGTCGTTGGAGGTTGATTCATATTTGCGTTTGGTTCTTGGTTCAGTTCGAGAAAGCACAGAGTCGGGGCGCGATGGGCGGAAACGGCACATCGTAGCGCAGGCTTACCAGCCGATGCGCCAGGCGCACCGTGGCCTCGTGTTGCGCCGCCACCGTGCTGTATTTGCATTTGCCGGATGATCCGGCCGCCAGCACGCCGTCGAGATGCTCATACGAGTGCAGTAGTTGCGCCGCGCGCACCGGGCCAATGCCCGGCACGCCGGGGATGTTGTCGCCCGATTCCCCCACGAGGGCCTTGAGATCGGTAAGTTGACCCGGCCGGTCGATCTGGTATTTGGCGCAAATCTGGTCAGGTGTCACCGGCTCGAATTTACCGCCGTTAAGCGGCTTAATGATGCCCACGCCGCGGGCCACGAGCGGGAGCAGATCCGAATCGCCACTGCACACTTGCACGGGATATTTCACCACCGCCCGGGCGGCCACGGTGGCCAGCACGTCGTCTGCTTCAAACTCCACCAGCGAGGCCACAAACCACCCACGCGCGCGCCACGCCTCATCCGCTGCGGCCAGCCAAGGCGTGGTGTCCTGGGTGCGATTGGCTTTGTAATCGGCGAACAGGGCCTTGCGCCAACTGACGCCCACGGTGTCCAGGGCAACCACCAGGTGCGAGGCTTGCACCTGACGCGCCACGCGCTCCACCAGTCCGGTGGCGATGGGCACGGCCTGCGCCGGCGCAATCTCACCGCCAAACGCGGCGCGCATCACCAGGTTCGAGCCATCGATTAAAAGCAGGCGGGTCATAACTCTCCTTGGGTTGCGGGGGGCACATCCTCCGGGCCAATGGTGCGGTCCAGTTCGGGCGTGCGTTCGCCTTTGGCGGCCGCTTCCACTCCGCTGGCCACTTTCCACTGGCGCCAATCCTGAAACAGGCATTGATTGTTTTGGAACAGCAACGCGGCCGGCCCGGTAGGGCCGTTGCGGTTCTTGACCACGAGCGCATTGATGCGCCGCGGCACGGCGTCCCACGGCACGGGTTGGGGATGAAATTGGGCGGTCAGAACGCGGTCGATTGTGTCCTCGTCCTCCTCGATGTTCTCCGTTTTAAGCGGGTGATAGAGGATGATGATCTTGTCCGCGTCCTGCTCCAGCGAGCCGGATTCCTTCAAGTCGCTCATCACCGGCCGGCGCGCGCGCTCCGCCGTCTCGATGTTGCGGTTCATCTGCGCGAGCACCAGCCACGGAATGCCCAGCCGCTTTTTCAGCGCGACGATTTTTTTGCTGATCTTGCGCAAAGCGCGCACGCGGTCGGTGTCGCCATTCTGGTCGCCATCCAGCAGTTGCAGGTAGTCGAGCACGAACAGTTTGATGCCGTATTGCCTGGCCCAGCGCCGCGCCTTGGCGGCAATCTGGTCGATGGTCTGATCGGGCTCACCGTCCAGGTAGATGTTCGTGCTGCACAGTTCGCCAAAGGCTTTGTGCACGCGATTCCACGCCTCTTTGGTGGCAAACCCCTGCCGGAAACTGCCGCTGGAAATCTGGGCGCGACTGAACACGAGCCGGAAGCCCAGGCTTTCCTCCGTCATCTCCAGCGTGAACACGCCGATGGGAATTCCTTTTTGATAGCGAAACCATTTCTCCGTGTGTTCCTCATCCGGAGCTTGGTAGCGGCGGGAGGCCTCGGGCAACGTGTCGTAAACCTCGCGGGTAATTTCCTCCCAATGCACGTAATCCGTGGCCAGGTAGTCCAAAATGTTCAACGCCAGGCTGGTTTTGCCTTCGCCGGGGCGGCCGGCCAGGATCACGTAATCCGTGGGCGCAAGGCCAAGCAAAATCTTGTCGAGATACCAATCCTTGCCGGTGGGCAGGCCATCCAGTTGCGTGCTGCCGCGGCTGTAATGGCGTTCCAACAACGGAAGCACCTTGTCCACCAGCACGGTTTTGATGTGATGCTCCGTGCGCTCGGTCATGGGCTCGGCCAGGCGCTCGAAATCGTCCGCCATCGCGGCCAGCAATTGATCCACGCTCCCCTCGAACGAATAGGCGCGGGCCACCGCATCCGTGCAGAAGCTCACCAACTGGCGCATCTTCCATTTTTCACTGACAATATCCGCGTAGTAGGAAAGATTCGCCGCGGATGGAACGGCGTCCTGCAACCCATTGAGGTACGGAATGCCCCCAAGCTCGTCTAACAGGCCCATGCGCTTCAGTTCAGTGACCACCGCCAGCACATCCACCGCGCCATCTTTGGCCGCATACCGCTTCTGCAAAGCCGCGTAGATGGTGCGATGGCGCAGATCGTAAAACGACTCCGGATCAAAGCGCCGCTCCTCCAAAATGGGCAACACCTCGTTTGGCGCCAGTAATGCACACCCGAGAATCCCCTGCTCCATCTCCAACGCATGCGGTGGCAAACGGTCCACCGGCGCGTGATCGGTGTTTACGTTGCGCCGTTTGGCGCGCCGCAGATCAGGCCCTACACTGGCGTCAGCAAGTTCAGTAATCGAATCCATGTCACCCTTTCAATTGTTGCAGTTGCGCCCGCAGCGAACGCAGGCGCGCAGTTTTTTGCGAATCGCGGGGCTGATTGGTCTGGCGATCCTGCTCAATCTCCTGCTCCAGCGCGGCGATCTGCTGGCCCAGGTCGATGGCGGTCACACTGGCGCTTACGGGGGCGCCGGGTTTTTTTTGCAAAGTCGGGCTCTCGGTGGCGGCGGTGCGCCATTCATCGCGCCAGCTCGAAACCATGAGCCGTTTCCAGTTGCGCGGGAACTCGCGGCGGCCGTTGATCCGCTTGATGAAGCCGATAACCCACGCCGCCGCCATCGGGCCCGGCGTGCCGGTGGTGGTCTCGCCCGCAAACTGCGCTCCGAACTCGATCAGGGCCGAGTCGCTTGGCAACTCCGGAAGGTGGCGGCCGCCACCCTCCTCTCCCTCTCCTTCTCTCCTTGGTTCCGTGTCAGTATCCTTCTCCTTCTCCTTCTCTGTCTCGAATTGCTCGCGATCTGCTCGCGGTTTGTTCTCGTTTTGCTCGCGATCTGCTCGCGAAACTGGCAAAAGTTGATCCAGTAAACCGGTCTGCCACGCGTCAAAATTGGTGACGAAAATGACGGTGGTTTCGTTGTCGGATTTGCGGATAAGAATCCGTCCGTCCTTGACCCACATGGCCTGGGTGGCGGCGACCCAGCTCTGGGAGCGGCCCCAGCGGATGGACAGGCCGAGCTTGCTGTAAGCGCATTCCCCGCGCTCCAGCGGGATCAGGATGCCCCGCACGGTGGCCTGGGTGGCGGTCTGGTTCGTGAGGCTCAAAAGATCCAGCCACGCGGCGGCGCGGGTAAAGCCGCCAGCGCTGGCCTGGTTCAACCACTCCGGTTTGGAGAAGTATTGGCGGTCGAGCAATAAAACGCCTTCGGGCATGGTCAGGATAGGTTGAGCGTGGGTTGTTTGAGGTGGGACGGCGGCGGGGTGCGCAGGCGCGATTGAACGGCCTCGTGAGCCGTGATATGATCGAATAGATCGAGATCTGCCGCGGGCAGATCTTCCGCGGCGGCGCGAAGCTCCAGCCAGAGCTGGCGCAGGAGGTCATCAATGCGGTTGCGTTGGGCGGGGCTCATTACCAGTTCGGGTTGCCGTTGTCATCCAGCGGGATCTCCACCGTTTTTTCGATGGTGGCGGCTGTGGGAACGAATTGGCCGTTGTCGTTGGTATTGCGAGCGGCCAGATTGCAGGGCTCGCACAGCAGGCGGAGTTCGCCTTTGGCGGCTTCTTTTTTGTAGCGGGCGAGCCGGGCCGAGTAGCTCAACCGGTGCGGCTCGTAGTGCCGGCCGTTGATGTGGTCGAACTGGAGCTTGTCCGGATCGGACTCGGCACAGTGCTCGCACTTGCCGCCGAGTTTGGCGATCAGTTCGGCCTTGGTGCGGCGGGCGTATTCGGTTTGGCGAGAGGGCATATTATGCTTCGATTTCGTAGGATCGGCGCAGCTTGGTGAGCATGGAACACAGCAGCGTGACCGTGGCCGTGGCAGCTTCTGGGCTAAGCACAATCGTGGTTCGCGCCGGCTTCCGGCACTCATCAAGCTTAATGTAGGTAACCAGAATTGTTCGCTCTGGGGTAACCGCGGCGAACACGCGGCGATTTTTCAGCTTTACCCGGCGGCCTTTGAGACGTATTGCGTCGCTCATTCACCACGCTCCTCTCCAGCGCGGCTCGCGCCCCACCAGCACCCAGTGCGCTCCAGTGGCGCTCGGTTTCGCCAGAAACTCCATGGGCTTGCCGTCGCGGGTCAGGGGCACGTACTTGCTCGAATCAATCACCAGCACGTCCACCTGCTCGCCCGTGGCGCGGCGCGCCCGGATCAGTCGCGGATTGGGAAAGTGATGCCCCGAGGCCACCCGCGGCGCGCTGGCCACTACCAGGCGCTCTGGAATGATGGGCGCGGTTTTTTTGTCCGCGGAATCCTCCACTGGCCATTCCAGAGCGAACGCTGTCCGCGCCACGCGCGTGGCGGCGGTTTTTTTCCAAGCGACCACGTTTCCGAACAGCGCAAACTCGGACTCAGCCAACGTGGGGCGCGTGCTGCGCAGTAAATCCCGCGGCACACCTAGTTCTGTGGCAAGTGTGGACTCGGCCACCCAGTCGATTGGAATGTCGGGCAACATGGATAAAATTTTGAACGCTATGGATTGATTGGTTGTTTCGCCCCCGTCGCGCCGGAAACGACCCCCCCCCCGTGGGTTTCGGCCGCCTCCAACTCGCGGCCCGCGGCGCTGATCTGAGCCAGGCGCGCGGTGGGGTCTGTGTCATCCTCGTGTCGTGGGGCTGTTATTTGTGCAGATTGCTCGGAAACTGCGGGATTAGCACCTGACTCGGAGTCAATTGCCACCACCGTGGCCTCAATCGGCAGGGCGTTCGCCTTCGCCCAGGCCTCCACTTCCTCGCGGCCGGCGCTCACCCTTACATCCAGAATCTCCGTCGCCGCACCGGTCAATAGCTGCAAATTCTGCGTTGTGATCCCTAGCGCGGTCGCCGTCGCCTTGATCATCCCGGCCAGTTCGATGGACTCTCCGCCATCCGTCGCTCGGTCGAGCAGGACGCGCAAAGCGATGGCCGACCGCTCGGCGTTATCGCCGACCAGGACAGCTAACCTCTCTTTAAGTGGTGTTAGTCGCCGAGATTTTTCCAAATCCTGGAGGATGATCGGGATACTGCGCCGCGTCACCTGGCAAGCCGCCTCGATCTCGCGATCCGACGCCCCGAGCAGCCGCAGCGCGCCAATCCGAAGATTGCGCTCCTCATGCTGCACACTGGTGGACCGTGCTCCTGTGTAACGCGCCAGCGCGCCGGCTTCACTCGTGGTCGATTCCAAAAAAGACCGCGCCGGCGGGAGCAACCTGTCCAACAGGTCCGGCTGCGACACCAACTCGCGCGCTACGTCGGCTGCCGTTCGATTGGTCAGATCATCGCTCATGATTCTAGGTGCTTCGCGAGGAACCGACACAGGCTGCGGCGCAGCTTGCCGGATTTACCGGTCCAGAGGGTGCATTGGTAGCTGTCGAATATGTATTTGGTCGGACCTTCGACTGGGTAGAGGCTATCACCTGAGTAGTGCGGCCACTGCTTGATAATCCTGTAGTAGTCGGGAATAATTTGGTGAAGATGGATTCCGATGGTCAGGAAAACGTTGCCGCAAATGCCGTGCTTGAACTTCGGTTTTCCACCGCGCGCCAAGCGCTTCAAAAGTCGCTTGAGTTCTTGTTTTTTGTCTGGTCGTTTCATGACGTCACCACCCTTTGCCGATGCTCGAACGCTTCCAGATCACGCTCCGGGATCCGCAGCTCACCGCCGTTCTGGCCGCCACCCGGCAGCCGATACGCATGCGGGAACTCCTGGAGATGCTCCGTGATCCAGCGCCGCGAGACCTGCAACCGCTCGCACACCTGGGCCACGCACAACGACCGCACCCGCGACGGCGGAAACGAAAAAACTGCGCCGGCCGCCTGCAAGACCTGGATTGCTTTCGCTACGTCACTCATTGGCCAGGGCTTCATTAACCATCTGTTTGAACCACTCCCTGTATTTGTCCCTAGCGGCGTCCCTAGCGGCGTCCCCAGCGGCGTCCCTAGCGGCGGCCCTAGCGGCGGCCCAAGCGGCGGCCCTAGCGGCGGCCCAAGCGGCGTCCCTAGCGGCGTCCCTAGCGGCGGCCCAAGCGGCGTCCCAAGCGGCGGCCCAAGCGGCGTCCCTAGCGGCGGCCCAAGCGGCGTCCCAAGCGGCGGCCCTAGCGGCGTCCCAAGCGGCGGCCCTAATTGATTCGTCGCCCGTTGTCAGGTATTTCCGCACCACGTCTGGCGCCGCCCACAAATGCAGCACATCCGATGCGCAGCGCCGGGCAAACGCCCGCAGCAACTCTTGCGCATCAATCGTCTTGATGATCCGGCGGCGATTACTCACCACTTTATCCACAGGATCACCGTGCGAAATCACCACCTTCCCCAACTCCACCAAATGCAGCTTCGTCCCCGGCGCGTATTGCAGCGCGTCAATCGGGTGCTCGCTGGCGTGCAGCCCACGCTTGCAGGGCTCGATCTCCCCGCGATGCGTCAACCATTTACCCACTGGAGGTAGCGGCGAACCATCGCGCAACGTGTCGCCCGTGAAATGGTAGTAATATTTCCGCGCGCGCGACCGCTTCACCGCTTTTAGTTTCGCTTTCATCGTTTACCTTTATTTCAGCACGTTCGACCACCACAACGCGCGCCCGAGCCGATGCGTGCGCCGATTACGCCGCCGGCCCAGACCGAAAAACCAACGCGCCGGCCGGCAAGAAGCCAACATCAACCCAGTCGAGGGCGAGATTGCGGTTTGTTCCTTTCGCCTCTGGGGGGCAAACCACCGCATCCCGCGGAGTAACAACCTGGCGAGCACCGACGCGCCCCGAGCGTTGCGCCCGGGGAAATTGGTTGCGGGTGTGGGAGTCGCACCCACCTGCATCAGGTTATGAATCTGAGTAGCGCCTCGCGCTATTTCCCGCATCCCGCCGCCGGCCGGGTCAGGCTCATAACCTGCAACGCCCGGCCGGGGCGAAGAACCACGACCCCTAGCCGCCGCGTCCACAGCTAACCGCGCCCGGTTTCCATTCAGGAGCAATTCACAATGTCCGTTCATGCTTGCTAGGGGTCTAAATTATTTCCGCACCGTGAGCCCGCGGCCCGTGGCCGCCGCGATCTGATCCCGCCGTTCCCGCCCACGCGCCGCGGCATCCTGCTTGTTTACCGCCGTGCCACTCGCCAGCGTGCAACCAAACTCCTGCACCACCCAAACCCAGCGCGAGCCGGCTGAATACGTCCGCACCTTTAATCGAGTTCCGTGAGCGCTGTTCATCGGCTGGCCTTTCCTTGGGCGCGAAGCTGCGCCGGCTGGCAACCCACCGGCCGGCGCGCTCCACTCTCCTCGCGTTGCAGCAGCAGACCCAGGCTGCGCAAAATTGATCCATCCACACTCGCTGCCGCAGCTGCCGTACTAGGCGAAATACTTACGGGTTTTACCCCATACCGGCGGGCCGCGCTTGCGGCATGCTGTATCATTAGGGGATTCATCGCGGTTTGTTGGGTGGCCGCCAATTCAGGCGGCTTTAGCCTCCGCTGGGGCAATTCCAAGCTCACGCTCCTCGGCAAGCAACCGCGAGATGAAGTAATCGCGGCCCAGATCGGAAATCGTCTCCTTATTCACCCGCCCCGCGTTGCGCAGGGCCACCACCTTCTCGGCGCGCCGCCGGAGTTTAGGCGGCACTCGGAATCGAATCGTTGCTTCCATTCCCATATCGTGAAGATGATGTAGCACAGTGTGGCCAATCGTGTCAATACCCGATGCAAAATACTTTCGCTTTTCTGCTTGCTTGCGTGGCTCGTTGTGCTACATTTGGCCACATGCGGCAAATAAACCGCGAAAACATTAAGGAAAACAACAACATGCAAACGCAACAAACTCAGCCTCACACTATGCCTATTCTCAACGTGAAACGCATCCCCAACCGTGGGGTGCATGGCGAATACCCAGCTTTGAAGAATATCGACTCCGGCCGGGTCTATGTGGACATTACCCTAGGCCTGCCTCGCTTCCTGGAGGCGGACAAGAATGGCGAGAACCGCCACGGCCAGTTCGTTGCGTTCAACATCCCCGGCGCGTGGTGCACTTTTGAGCATGAGCCGGTGTGTCCCCTGCGCCGCAATGTAACCTTTAACCTGCTCCCCGAATGAAACCCTATCTCCTCGAACTCCTCGGCGCCGCGATCTGGTTCGTCTGCGTGATCCTACTGCTCATCCTGCTATGAAAACACCACAATGCCAACTTTTGCACATCTGCGCCGCGTTGCACCCTGCTACGGGCGAGGCCATCATGATCACCCGCGGCCAGGCCGGGTATCGCCCCATTCAATCCACCCTACCGGCGGTCCAGGCCGTGGCATTGTTCAACACTCCGCTGAACATTTCCGCCGAGGACGTGGACACCATGCTGGCCGGAAGCATGTTTGGCTGGGATTGCAAAGCCGCCCAGCGGCCGCGCTCCAACCCAGCCCGCAACTGACATGACCACCCTCACCTATTTGCAGCCCGGCCAGCACGTTCTTTATGCCGGCCGGGTCTGCACCGTGGAACGCGTCACAGATTGCGACGCGCGCCTGCGCCCCATTGCCCGCCGCCTGCGCACGTTCACCCCGGCCACCGGCCCGAGTGCCGGCCGGACCATCACCCTCCGCACCGCGGAGGCCGCGTTCTACATCTCCCCAAATTCCGAACTCCAAATTTTGTAATTGCCGTATGAAATCCAGATGTAGCACATTGGGGCACATGAGTAAGACCAGCACAATTCGTTTTCGGTGCGAGCCCGATCTTGAGGCCCGTTTTGAACGCGTGGCCGCTCTTCGCCGCCGCGAGAGTTCCGATCTGGCTCGAATCTGGTTTGAGGATATGGTACTGGCCGAGGAACAACGTCTCGGATTGGTGCTTACCTCCGCCGCTGGCCGGCTCAATGAATCTAGTTTAGTTCCGCCACCACCGGTGGCCGCCTTAGGTGCGACCATGGCCTCCGCCGGCCGCGCCGCGAAACTATATGCCGCGCCAGCTCCGCCGCCAAAGCCAGCTCGGAAACGTAAATTGAAGCCTGCGCCGGGCTCAACGTCGCCAGCGTCCTGACCACCACCACCATCGTGTGTGCGTGCATTTCCTGCCATCCATTTTCTAGTCGTTCGAGGAACCTGCTCCCATACTGACACCTAAATCGTGCAACCGTTGCGAGCTGTGAATAACTTGCCAGCCCCCGCAATCCCAACCATGAAACTTTCCTTCGAGCACCCCAAAGGCGTCCGGCATGATCTCGTCAAACACCCCGTAGTTCGGCAGAAACTCAAGGCCAACACGATCACCGAGGCCGCCGCCCGGCTCACCGCCTGGTATTATCGCGCCCCGTGGCGACCCACCCGGCCGTTCAAATTCAGCAGCGACGATGCCGCGGCCATTCGCGGCGCGAAAGACTTACTCAAAGGCCGCACCGAGCAACCGGAGGTGTTTGCCCAGTTCTGCCAGTCCCTGGAGCAGCGCCGCGGGCTCACCGTGGGCCAGATCGCCGCGGAATGGCTGGCCGCCGGCCTGCCCTTTTCCAAGACCGAGCCGCGCACCGATAAAGCCGCGGCCCAATTGCGCAGCACCCTCAGCCGCTGCCTGCCCTGGTGGGAATCCAAACGCGTAGCCCAGATCACCGCCAACGATCACGCGGATTACGTCGTGCACCGTCGCGCCCACAACCGCTTCACCACCGCCGACCCCGCGGCGCAACTGGCGGGCTCGCGCTCGGCCGATCTGGAATTGAGCTGCCTCAGCAGCCTTTGCCAGTGGGCCGTAAAATGTGGCCGCATCGATGCCAACCCGTTCGAGACCCGGGAACGTTATCACGCCGCCGAGCGCGTGCAGCATTGTCACCAGTTCGCGCCCGAGACCGACGAGGAGCTCCACCGCATCCTCTCGTGGTTCTGGTCGCACCAATACGCCCAGAACGATCTCAGCAATCGCCACAAGGCCGCCGAGCTCGATCTGTTTACCCGGGTGGCCGGCGCGTGGCTTTGCTTTACCGCCCTTACCGGCCTGCGCCCCGAGGAGCCTGCTTTCCTCTATCGCTGGCCGCGGCAGACCACCGCACCGCCCCGACCGGCCGCCCTGCCCGCCGGCACTATCTTCCCGGATCGCTCCGGCGCTTTGAAAATGCGCGTCATTCGAACCAAGCACGGGCAGAACCCGTTTGTGTCACTCGCGGGCCCGGCCGGCGCGTTCCTGGACACCTGGGAACAATGGTTGACCGCCCACATAAGCCCGCGCGATGCCGTCCGCACCCACTGGTTTCCGAACCCGTTCGATCCAGTCCGGTCGATCTGCCCGGATGGAGAGACCACGCTGTTAAACAAGCGCCTGTCGCTTTGCTGCGCTGCGCTGGGCCTGCCGGAGCGCAAACCCAAGGGCGTGGGGCGCGCGTTCTACGTGGCCGTGCGGCGCTCCCAGGGCGCGGACGATGCCACCATTGCCGGCGAACTGGGCCAGACCACCAACGGCAAACTCATCTGGAGCACGTACGGCAATCCGGACGATCTCCGGGGCGGCGCGCTGCTCGACTGGCTTCCCGCCGCGTTGGATCCGAAAACCCAGCAACCCGTGGCCACGCCGCCGGCTTGGTCACTCCTGCAACCCGCCACTCCCCAAACCAACATCATCCGCCTATGAGAACCCTCTCCGCCGATGCTCGCTTCGCCTGGTCACTCATGCCGCCTGACTGCACCACCTCCCTTGCTCGGCTCAAACGCAGCGCCCACTGGGACACCGCTCGGCCGGCCATTCTATTGGAAGCTGAGAAGGGCTTGAAACTCATCGGCAAGTATAGCGTCCTGGACGTGATGGCCTCGCTCGAACTGGCCGCCGAACACTGGCTGCAAGATCACCAGGTGGCCCATGACACGCAAATGACACGCAATGACACATCAAAGCTTGGCCAAGTTGCGCCAAGATGCGCACCGTAACTAGAGACACAAAACCCACTCCAACGCGTTGCTAGAGTGGGTTATTTGATGTAAACTGTTGGTGCCCCGGCCAGGACTCGAACCTGGGACCAATTGATTAAGAGGCACGTTTCCCGCCGATAGCCCAATTGTCGGCGAACTACTTACGCCGCTAAGCGCGCGATGATACCACCAGTGACACAATTAATCTTCGATCAGTTTCCAATTCTCCATGAGGTGGCCGTCGCGGATCGCGCTCACCAGTCGCCAGGTGCGGCCAGTGGCCGTATCGATCTTGAACAGGCCGGGTTTCTCGACCACTGACGCATTGGTTGCCGTAGTTACCACGGCCGGCACGAGTTTGAATCGGCACGCCACTGGGGCATTCGTGGGAGCATCGGCCGCCAGGGCCAACACCGGCCCGGCCAGGAGCAGAATCAGACTGAATCGTTTCATGCCAGCACCGTACTCGAGCGCCCCGGCCATTTCAAGGCGCGGGCACAGCCGGCTGGATAATCCCGCGCTGAATCAGCTTGGCCCGCTCGTCGTTGCTCTGGGAGTTAAACCACATCCGGGCATTGATGTTGGCCTTGCTGGCCACCAGCTCGGGGAACTTGCGGGTGAAGTACTCCAGCGCATACGGCTCGCGCAGGAGCATCCGCTCCGCCGGCGACAGCGCCGCCGCCGCCATGGCCCTTTGCACCGCGGCAGGATCGTTCTGTTGCAGTCCGGTCATCAGGTTTTCCCACGATCCCGGCCCGGTGAGCCGGCGCAGGATTTCATCCACCCCGAGCTGCACCTCGGCGCGCGCCTGCTTGGTTTCGTTCGCCACCCGGCGCTGCTGGTCGGCCAGACCCCGATCCGATACTTTAATCCAGCGGCCCAGGGCATTGTTTATTCCGGGTGCAGCGAGCAGTTTCTCGCCTTCGCTTTCGGGCGAGCTTTCCAGGTTGAGGTTCTGGAATCGATACAAAATCGAGCCGCCCAGTTCGTTCCAAGTGTATTTGCCCATCTCGGCCAATACCGCCGGGCCGCCGGCCGCAAACGTTTTGTCCGGCATCACATTGACCGCTCGGGTTACGTCCACCGGATTCTTGCCCTGCAAATACTCAGCCCAGGCCAAACCGATCTTCCACATCGGATTCAGCCCCGGCAATTGGCCCCCGGCGTGCGCAGTCATACCCGTGCCGCGGGAGGTCATGGCCTGGAATGCCAACCCGTGCGCAATGCGGGCGGTTTCCCACAACGGCAGGCGAAGGTACGCCACCCGACGTTGCTCGCGATTTACCCAACCGAGCGGCACCACGAGGTAATTGGTCAGGTCGAAATCCGGGACACTGTTGTACTGCTCCTGGCGATCCTTGCCCAGCCAACCGTTCACAGCCGCCGCCTGCAACACGGTCGGCAGGGCGATGGCGGTGGTAGCCTTGGCGGCAAAACTCCACGGATGCTCCCGGGCCGACTTGGCCACCGAGCGCACGCTTTCTTTCCACGGGTTATAAAACAGGAACAGCAAATCCACCGCGGGATTGCTCGCCCCGCGCTCCAGAAAGTTCGGCGAGCCAGCCCGCTCGCGCACAATTTCCCGCTTCTTCCACTCCGGCAGGCTGGGGAACTTCTCATCGAGATACAGCATGCCGGCGATCTTGTTCACGCGTTCCACGGTCTGGCCAAGATTCTTGTAGAAGTCCCAGGCCTTGACCACGCGATGCACGGCATCGGCTTGGCCAGACCATTGGGCGGGATCCATTCCAAACGAGGCAAGTTTGACCTCAAACTCGTTATCGGAGGCCGCCCACGTGCCGCGGGGATCACCTTTCGAGATCAACATTTTCCGGCGCAGGGCGGCGTCCGCCCACGGGTTTGGCTGGCTATGGGTCACGCTCTGGCGCGCCGCCAAAAGCGCCCGGGGCAGGTGCCGCGCCCAACCCACCGGCGCCAATGCGCCGGGCATTTGCATCCACCAGCCCAGCGTATCGCGGGCAAAATTGAACGGCCAAAATCCGTAATTCAACTGGGTGAACAAACCCTTTTGCCAACCCGTGGCATTGAGCAGCAGCGAGAACGCCAGGTTCTCCGAGCCCGATCCGCCATTGACCGCATCCGCCACCACCCGGCGCACGTTCCACGCATAGGGCTTGCCCTCGTGCAAATATACAATCGTCCCCACGCTAGGGTGGTTTTCCACCAGCACCGGCTCGCGGGCCTTTCCGTTCCAACGGGTGGCCGCCGGCGTGATGTCCTCCGGGTGATGCCGGCGCAACATCTGCACCACTTCCCGCTTCATGCTGTTTCGGTAAGCGGCCGAGATCAGGCTCAGCCCCTTGAGCACGGTGGCCGTGGCCGGGTTGCGGATCTCTCCAAGGTTGCCGATCTGACGGTAAATGTGCGGTGTCAACCCCGATCCATAGCGGTTGGCCAACATTTGCTCAATACCATTATCCTTCACCCCTTTGATCGCGGCGAAGGTGGCATAGTGCGCGTTTGCATTCAGCGCGTCCTGCAACTCGGGCGCAAACATGCGCGCCGCGTTGAGCTCCGCCACCACGAATTTCTCGTATTGGGCGCGGTAAGCCTCGCCGGCGGCCTGGAGCGCCGCCCAACGCTCCGGACCAAGCGTGGCCTCCATCTCGCGCAGCCGTTCCGTTGAGTTCTTTGAAGTCCACCCCAGCGGGTTGGCCAGGTTAAAACGCTCGTGAATGATGCGATTGTGAAACAGAAACTCGCCCAGATCATGCGACCAGTCCAGATTGTGCTTCACCAGAAGCTGCCCCACCTCCAGATTCAGTGCCGCGAGAAACCGCTCGTGTTCCGACATGCGATAAAGGAAATTGCCAACGGCATCCGCGATCCGTCCCTGCGCGGGCGTTCCCTTGGCCGCCCGGTAAATCGGGCCGAACCGGCGATCCAGATGGTACTGCACATTGTCCAGCACATCCCGGCCGCGGAGCTTGGCGGCATCGCGCGCCACTTCCAGCGAATGCCGATCCTGCGTGTCCCACATATCCCACAACGCTTTCACCCGACCCGGCATCACCACCCCGCTTTTGATCTCCGACTGGATCTGGTCATAAAGCGCCTTTACCTCGGGCTTGCGGTCAAGATAGTTCCAAATCAGTTTGGCGTAGGTCGGCGCGCGTGACTCCAGCGCCGCCGGGTTATTGGCGAACACACTAAACGCCTCGGCATACATCTCCTCACTGGTGCGGAAATAAGATTCCATCTTGGCCGTGCCCCGCCACCAGGCAATGGTGGGCTCCAGCTCAGCCTTGATCTGCTCCAGTAGCGCGATGTTGCGGCGTTCGAGCTCGGCCCGGAACAATTGCTTGAAACGCGCTTCCACTTCCTCCGGCGTGGGTGGGCGACCCTCGCGCCGGCGCACTTCGCGTTCCACGGTGCGCGTGCCGATCTGCTCGCGTCCGGCCAGGTTCGCCTTGGTCAGGCGCTCGTCAACGAGCCCTTTCATGGCGGCGCGCACAATGTCTTTCTTCACGTCGGCGGGCTGCTCCGCAAACCAGCGGTAAAGCTCGGGCATGGTTTCCCGGGCGTCCATGCCGAACAACTGTTTGACCATTTCCGGCGTGATGCCCGCCTCGCGGTAAATGGGTTCTTCCACGAGAATCGTCTCCACAATCTCGCGCATCGGCCCGATCTCCGCCTGCACCGCATCAAATGCCGCCTTGCGGATCTGGCTCAGCTCCGCCGGCGTGGGCTTCTCCTGGAATGGCCCGATCCGTTTGGGATCCAGCGGGAGCACGTGTTTGAGGTAACCTTTGAGGCTGGCAATGCGGCCAAAGAAATTGCCGCGGCCCACGAGCAGGTGATTCGGCAGCCAATCCACCACGTGGCCGATCTCGTGCCACATGACTTTGAGCGCCTGCTTGGGATTCTCCAGCTTGGCCTGGGCATACGCCTGTTCGAGCAGAAACGCATACCGCTCGCGGGCGACCCGGGACTGCTGACTCTCGCTCCCGCCCTGGGCTTGGGCGTAGTTACGCGCCTCCTGTTTCAGGCGGGCCTTGTCGTTGGCATCCAGCAGATCGAAAATGCTGGCCAGCAAACTGACCCGGCCAGAGGCATTCTCACCCTCGGTGAAAGTGAAGCGACCCGCCGCCTGGCCGAGCCGGCGACGAATCTGGGGGTATAGGCCGGTAAAGGCTTTGACCATGCGCACCGCCTCGGGCATCTCCATAGGTATGGCATCGAACACGGAATGCCGCGGATCATCCGCCACTGCTGGCGCAGGGCCACCACGGGAAGGCTCTTTGCCCAATTCACCACCGCCCAGAGCGGGCGGAGAGGCTACTGAGCCAGCGCGAGCGCGCCCAGATCGAGCACGTTTAGAAGCTGTCTCACCACGGGCCTGGCGATACCATTCATCCTGGTTAAAGTTCGGGCGCTCTGGTTCAGTGTAACCCTTGCCGCCGCTTGAGGTATTCAGCTTGCGGGCGCGGTCGAGCACTCGGTTGATCGCGTAGTGCGTCTGCTCAATCGTGAACGTGCCATCCCCCGGAATTTCCACCGTGATCGGCTTGGCGCGCTCAGGATAAACCAGCTTTTCCAGAATCGCGCCGGCCCATTCCTTGGCTTTGGTAATGTCCACTGGAGAGGTAAGCTTCCCCACAATCTTCTCCGTTCGTGCTCCCGTCTTTCCGGAGAGTTCGCTCGTGCGGGCCACCCACCCATCACTCGCGCGAGCGGCCTCGGAAACCTCAACAAGAACATCGCCCAACGAGTAATTAAACGTGCGGCGGCCGCCTTTGGTGATGACCTTTGACTCCCTGAACTGCGGCTCTGGAATTTCGGCAGCGATCTTCTCCAGCCGCTGCACCAACTCTGCCTTGACTTCACGGGCGGGCCGCGGGCCGGTAATCGGAGCTTCCGAAGCCGTGTTACGCACTTCGGATTTAGGCACGGTTGCCTGACCCTGCGCCACCTCCGTGACATGCTCCTGCATTTTGTCCGCCGCGGCGGCGGATGGTTCTATCGGCTTCCGCGCTTCTGCGGCGCGCGCCTCGGCGGCTTTGGCAAAACCCGTCATCTGCTCGCGCGATTGCGCCGCAGACTTGTTCATGTAATCCGTCCAGGTCTTGATGTATTCCGCTACGGTTTGACCCGTCTCTTTGATCTTCCCATTCTTCAACTCCACCGAGTAACCCGATTTCCGAACTCCAGCACGAATAGGCTGGGTGGTGTCGGCGCGATAGAGAGTACGCCCCTTGATGTAGAACTCCACCGGGGCAACCGGCATTCCTGTGAACTGGTCGTGCTGAACAAAAGCCACATGGCCCTGAGATTTAGGCAACGCAGGCTCAGATGGCGCGGGCGAGGCCGGCGGCGGACCGGCGGCCTTAGCCGGCTTGCTCAAATCTGGATAATCCTTGAGCACCTCGGGATCAACCGTTTCACCATTAGCCAGAGCATCCTTCACGGCCTGCTTGTGAAATTCTTCGTAGTCGGCAAACGGCGCGTTGCGCGTGCCTGATTCTTCCGACTGGCCCAGCCGGCGGCGCTCGGCCCGCTGGAGATCAATCCAGTTCTGACGCGTGACTTGTTCCGGCGCGTAACCCTTCTGCTCAAACTCACTCAAATTCATGCTTCCGGCGATGGTGTCCACCACTCCGGTTTCCTTCGCTGGCTCGGCTGGTTTGACAGTTTTGAGCAGAGGCTTAACCACATCCGGCTGCTGGCCGAACAAGTATTCCTCCATGGCATCCTTGGATGCCTGGGGAATGGTCTTACCCTTCTCGGCCTTGAACATGCGGGCGTTAAACTCATCGCCACGGGCTCGCGCTTCCGCCAGTGCATTGTCGCGTAGCCACACGTCCACATTGCGGAGCGTGTTCGAGGCTTTGCGCTCAGACCCGAAAGTAACCTTTGGAAACGGCGTTGTGCGACGGCCTGAGCTGGTGAGCACTACCTCGCCGGAGGATAACATCCCACCCACCTGACCCTTCCGGGTTGTTTCCTGCTGTGCAGGCGCTGCCGGTTGTTCCGCCGGCCGGGTGTCCTCGAACTTGGGCGGGGCAACAGAAGATTGTTCCGGCGGCGGAAGATTGGCCTCCGTTGGCGGAGTGGCGTCTTGTGTCACCGCCGGAACATTTTCGGTATTCCCGGCCGCGGTCGCTGCCTCGGGGACGGCGCTCGCGGGAGATTCTGGGGGTGCGCTTAGCAACCTTTCTTGCCCTTGCGCTTGCGGTTCAATTGCTTCATTGGGTTTCACCTCCTCAGTAGCTGTCAGCTCTCGGCTCACAGCTTTCAGATCCGGGCTGGAGTCTCCCGGCTGACGGCTAATCGCTTCCGTGGCGTCCCACGTGGGCACGGGTGCGCCTTCCTCGGCGGGCAGGGCCGGGCGCATCGAGGTATCCGGATGGGCGCTGCGCTGCGGCGTGTTGCCTCGGGCCAGATCGAGCGCGTATTTCAACTCGCCCAGACCCGGCGCACCTTTGGCCGCATGCGCGCCGGCCAGCGGGGCAAAGGTAAACGTCTGGATAATGTCGCTTTGCAGGCTGGTGATCTTGTCCGGGCTCTGCTCGGCGGCGGGTTTGGCGATCTCCTCGGCGTAATCGCGGAACTGCTGGGGCGCATGGGCCACCATGTCCACGGTGAAGCCGGCCGCAGCCAGCTTGGCCAGGCCGCTCGGCAGCAGTCCCACCGCGCCCAAGCCCGACATTTCCGCCAGGCTCTTGCCCACCTTGCCCGCCACGGCGCTCTTGGGGTTGGTCTGGCTCACGGCCGCGAGGAACTGATCCACGGGCGGCGTTGCCCCGGTTTGATCGGCGCGCAGGTTTCCGCCGTATTCGGGTTGCCCGGCGACCCGGCTCACGACGTCGGCCGCGGCGTGGTAAGCGAGCTTGCCCGGCGCAGTGAGCGTGCCCAGGGCAATCTGCGGCACGGCCGCGGCAAACCCAGTGGGGTCATTGGCCACGGTGGAAAGGAATTCCGTGCCGTTTTCCATGCCGGTAGCGATGGCACGGCGCTGGGCTTCATCCGCGGCCAGCGCGGTGCTCATGCGGTCCATCTGCTCCGGCTCCAGTGGAGTTGCCGTGGTCTCCCACGTTGGGGCTTCGGATGTTTCCTCCCAGGTGGGAGCGGAATTAGTTGGTGTCGGCATAACGAAGGAATTGCTTGGTGTTGGCATCAAACACAGCCTTGCGGCCATCCTTCGTTAATCGCACCACTTCGGCCGGTGGGGCGCTGGGGGCTTGAGCTGGGCCACCCGTGGAAACCGCGCCGCCGTTACCGAGCAAAATCGACAAAGGATTTTCGCCGCGCTCGCTGGCCATCTTCCACTTTTCGCCGTCCCAAATCCACTGAAAACCTTTGGGCGGCACGCCGGCGGGATGTTGCTCGGGGTTGGTGTAAACCGCCGTGGGTTTGGCTTGCGCCGTGTTGATAACCGTGCCCGAACCGCGGCTCAACGGCACGAACATGTGCCCCGGCGCTCCGGAAATGGGCTGCGCCACGCCGGGCACGAGTCCCGCTGTTTCCGGGTCCTGAAGCAGATGATAGTTCAGCAGGGGATCGGCGCGCTTGCTCTGCCAGGCGAGCGGGTGAGCGGCCATGGCCTGCATGATCGAGGCGCGCGTGGGCGTGCCCGTGGTCTGCACCGGCAGATCCGGCATGAACCCCGGGGCGCTCGGGCTGGGCATGGCCGTGGTGAACTTGGTGCTGTCGGTCATGGCCTGGGTAAAATTCGAGTCGGCATCCATCTCCATCTTGCGGGCGGCCAGCTCCTGCATGAGCTTGCGCTGGCCTTGCGCCTCGTACACCCCACGCACCCGGGCGGCCTTGTCGAGCGCGCTGAGGTTGCGGAACGATTCTTTTGTCATCCCCATCGAGCTAGCCAGATCGGGATCAGCGTCATAAGCAGCCTCGGCGGCTTTGCCGGCGGCGGAGTCGCGTTTGTCCCGCTCGGCCTGTTGCTCGGCAAATTGTTGCCAGGCCAGGGCGTTCTGAGACTCGGCAATCTTCATGCGCCGGTTGCCCGCCATCATCTCGTAACCTTCCATGAAACCCATAGCGTGCTCCTTTCTGGTTTATTTTCCGCCCATGCCACCCATGCCTCCACCACCGCCGCCGCCCATGCTGGCGCCGGTCATCGTTTTGGCCCAGTCGTTCCACACATCAGCCTGGTGCATCCCGATCTTGGTTTCCAGTTCGGCCGTCTGCCGGTTGTTGGCCTGGTTCTCGCCATAAATGCTCCGGAGGAAGTTGATGCTGTCCTGCGGAGAGACGAGCGTGGGCGAGGCGCTGGCCGACACGCGGCCGTAATTCAGGGCCGGATTCTGATACAGATTTTGAGCCAACCCGAGCGCATTCATGGCATAAGCCTGCCGCTGCTGCTTGAGTTGTTCGCCCAAATCAAACTGCTTGAGCAGCTCATCCGCCAGGGAGGCATTGCTGCCCCCCATGCCGCGGGCGGCCATGGCAGCGCGGCTGTTCTGCTGCACGGCGCGCTGCTGCTGGGGCGTCAAATTGCTGCCCGCGCTCACATCTTGCAAAGCCTGCTGAATCAAGCGATCACTAACCGCAGCGGCGTTGGGATCGCTCTCGCGCAACATCGAGCGGATGCCGGTATAGCCCTGATTCATCCGGGCCAGGTCTTGCGCCGTGTATTGCGGTTTGAACCGCTGCTCCAGATCCAGCACGCTTTGTTGCGTGCCGGAATTGGTCGCCAGTCCCATCAATTGCTGATACTCCGCACTGGCCGCCGAAGCGTCATACTGGTCGGCCTGCGCCAGTCCTTGACCGGCCATGTGTTTCGGATCTTCGTTAAATACTTCCACTGGATTGCCACAGCCCATAGTTACCTCCGGGTTAAGGAATTGGTTTCACGAACAGAACAGTTTTCATCACGGGCTTGAATCCGAGCCGTTCCAGGTGCGGATAGAACGGCGAATCCTCACTGCAACACAACGCCACACTGCTCGCGCCCTGGGTGGCCATGATGGCCTCCGCCGTATCGATCATATTCAACGAATCGCGCACGTGCCCGCTCTTGGAATCGAACCACGCTTGCACCACCGGCATGCCGCCGAGGCTCAAATAACCGATCACCTGTTCACCCCGCATCATGGCGTGGGTGGGGGCAATGCACTGGTGCGCATCCGCCGCCGCGGCCGCCATGACCGCCTTGGCGTGCTCCACGGTGCGGATCGTAACGAGCCGGGCGCGCTCCGTGAGCTTGGGCGCGGGCAACTCGGTGACGGCCGGGGCAGGATGTTCAGCGGTGAGCATAGATTTTCATGGACCAACTGCCCTGGGTGATGGGGGTGGCCGTAGTGCCGAGGGTCTTGTGCTGGATATACAATCCGGTGGAGGCGCCGTTCTGGATGGCGAACACGTTGGTGGCGCTGGCGCCGCAACTCAAGGCGCGGGCGGCCGTGGTAACTATTACATCATCGAACGGCACTTCATCCCCAACTGAATACCCCAGATCCGTGGTAGTGTTCACCAGCACGCCGCGCACGAACCGGGGCACAGCGCCGAGCCCATGCGCTTCATCGATATTCTTGCCCGCACTCAATCCGTTCATGGCTACTACGGAGCTGGTGAACGTGCCGAGCAGGTTGGCCGTGGTGACGTATTTCAACGCGGCGCTGGCGCTTGTGTCGCTCACCAGGTGCAGATCATCCTGGGCCACGGCTGTGAGCGCGCTTTTGCCGGTGATGGCTTCCGGCACGAGCAGATTGGCCGCCTGCACTTTCTTGAGCGCGCCGCTGGCGCTGGTATCGCTCATCAAAAGCAAATCATCGCTAGCCAGGCTCGTGGAAATATCGGTCTTGCCCGTGATCACCTCGGGCGGGAGCAGGTTTGCCGCCTGCACTTTCTTGAGCGTGCTGGCGCTGGTGTCGTGCAGCAGCAGCGTGTCGTCGCTGGCGATGCTGGTGGAAATATCCGTTTGCTCGGTGATCGCCCCGGGCAACAGGGTGGCCTCGGCCACCAGATTGTTAAGCCGGGTGCTCGTGACGCTTTTCCCCGGGCTCACATCCGTGAACGTTTCACCTTTGCTGATTTGGCTTGCCATAACTCAATCCTCCTTATCGCGGCCCGTGTTCATCACTTCCACTGTCAGCGCCCGAACAGCGGGCCGGCCACTGGTGCTGACGAGTTCGAGATCCGCCTCAATCCCCCGGCGGCCGGCGCGCACGCGCAGCGTGTCGTCGGTCTGGGTGAGGCCGTCAAAATCCTTGGCGGCCACATACGGCGTGCGGCCTGGGGTGCGCACGGTGAGCGTGACCGTGCCGGCATCGTCCCCGGCCAGATTCACCCGCACCTTGCCATTCTTCACCTCGCGGCTAAGTTCGCCCCATTGATAAACCCGGCTCTTGAGTGCGCCTGCCACGGGCACGCTGCCGAAGTTCGACGCGCTGAGCTCCGCCGGCAGATCAAACGGCAGGCTAAGCCCACCCACTTCATCGGTGATTTCATCCGTTTCCCCCTCCTCGTAGAGGCACGGGCCGAGATCTTCATCCACGAGCCAGAGCCGGCGCGAGCCATTGGCATCCGCCAACACTAGGAAATCCGCGAATACGCCGCTGGGCAGAAAATCGATGCTTTCCCAGTTGCCGGTGGGGCGGTCGCTGGAACGGCCTGGCGGAGTGGGCAGGGCGAGATTCCAAACTGCAATGCAGTTCGGGCGCTCGGCAATCTTCTGCACATACGCCCGCTCGCCCACGCCCAGCCCGTTGCTGTCGGTAATATCGATGGTGAACGTGCGGGAGTCGGTCACGCTGGTGACCAACCGCCGGCGGCCATTCACGCCGTCATCGATGGCGCCCGTGATCTGGATCAGGTCGCCGGTGGCCAGGCCGTGATCTGTTTCCGTGGTCAGAGTGACGATGTAGCCGCCACCCAACACGGCCGGCAGATCAAACGGCAGTTCTAGGGCGGTGGACTCGGCCCCCACCACCACGCTGGAGATTTTCACCTTGGGCGCGGAGATGGCCAGGGCGCAATAAACCCGCTGCCCGAGCGGTTGAATGCTGCACCGCTCCGAGAAATCGCTGCTCATGCGGTCGAGCAAGGGTTGAATGTCCGCCCCGATCGGCTCACCCAACACCGTCAGCTCATTGTCCAACCGCGGCACAAAGGCGTAAATGGACCGGTCTTTGACCACCCAGATCCGGCCGTTGACCTCGGCACTGGCGCGCTTGCCCACAATTCCGCCCTCGCGCGTGAGGCTTCGCAGAAAGCTGGTATCTTGAAGGCCGCCGGCGTAACCCACGCCTTGCGTAGTGCTCACCTGGGGATCGAAATGGGCGATGAACCAACGCTTGCGCGAGCCGATCAACACGTAGTCTTTCTGATACTCGCGCAGGTGGACCAGGTATTCGTCGCCGCCCTTGGTGATGTTGAACTGGGCCAGCGCGCTCCAGGTGGTAAAATCGAGGTAATCACTGGCGGCAATGCTCCAGAGCGAATCGATCACCGCCATGCGGTCCTGGGTGAAAATGCCCGTGCGGCCTTTGCGGAAATTGCTGTCCACCGCCACGGAACTGCCATTGAACTTGAGTACTGCCTTGTCGAAACCGCGTAAAATGTAGAGATCCGGCACTGTTCCCACCGAAACGCCGCCTTGAATGAGTTCCACCTGATCATCCACCGTGACTGTCTGGCCGGCGGGATAGTCGTAGCGCGCAGTGGATTGATCCTCCGGGTTGAACAACGTGAGCCGGGAAGCGTTCACCATGGCAATGCGGTCATTGTCATCCGCCGGTCGATAAACGCCGGCGCAAAAGATGGTTTCTACGGTGTCGCCGGCGGTCAGTTGCCGGGCGATCCCGGCGCGCACCTGCCAGCCGTAGGTTTCCATGCGGCCGTTCTCCGACCGGGCCACAATGCCCGCGGGCAGCGTGGTGGCATCGCTGCGCAGATCCAGCCCCAGAAACGCGCGATCTCCGACCGGCTGCACCTGGTCGTCATTCGGGCCAAAATTGCGGTAGCTGTTCATGTTAGGGCGTTACCGGCCGCGATAGCGTGGCGTTGAAATAATCCCATCCGCCGTAATCCCCGCTGCTCCACGAGATGGTGACGTCGTTGGTGAGCTTGAAAGTCTGGTTGGCGGCCAGTTGCAAATACAGGACGCCCCCGATGGTCCAGGTGGTATTGCCGTTCTGCGCGTAGTTCTGCACACCCACATCCGGCTGCGTGCCGCCGGCCGGCGCATCAAAGAGCATGATGCGGTTCGCCTGGTTGCCGCGATCAGTGTAGTTCATGCCGACCACATAACGCCCATCAAACGCAAACGCGCCGGCGTTCGTGTTCCAAAACAGATTTGAATATTCGAGCCGGTAAATCCCGGCATTGGTGGGCGTGTAGGTGAGGATCGTCCCGTTGGTGTAATACCCGTCAACGTCCGGGTAATAAACCGACTGATTCACCGCGGCCACAATCTCCCAGCCGGTGGTCAAACCGCTGCTCGTGTTGGTGGCCGGCAGGAGTTCCACGCCGTAGCGATAGAACCGGCCGCCGTGGATCTCCGACCAGGGCAGATCAATCCGGCCGTTGCTGGTGGTGTTCGAGCGCGTGGGCCGGATGAACCGATCCCGCACGAGCACATCGTCGCCCTGGGCCACGCTGGCCAACAGAATTAGAATGACAGCGATGCGATTCACGCTATTGGGAGTAAACCACGAGGATCTTGTCGCCGGTGGTGCCGAGGAAATAGATGTCTTTGAGGTTGTATTTCGTGCCGATGGGAGCGAGCACCATGTAACTGCCGGAGGTGATCGTCTCGTGGAACGCGGGCGAGCCGGCGGCCACGCCGCTGGTGCCCGGGGTGTCCACAAAGCCCAGGTAAGCCGAGGCCGTGTTGAACGTGGGCGCGGCCGTGGCGCTCACCGCTTTGTAACCGTAGAATGTGGCACTGGTGAATTGCAGGTTGGTGGTGCTGCCCTGCACGGCCGTGCCGGTGGCCAGCGTTACAAACAGAAAGCCGGGCGCTTTGGGATCGGCGCTGGAGATCTTCGCGTTGAGCGCGCCCTGGCCCAGGGCCGGCAGCGTGAGCAGCCCGAGCAACAGCACGGCCGTGGCCGCGGTGGCCAGGTAACGCGCGCGAAAGCGAGGACTCAGATCCGGGCCGGAGCGCCGCAGAAACTTGGCCTGCTTTTCCAACCAGCCGGCCACGGCATTGCGGCCGCGTTTGGTCATCGTCGGCGCGTCGTGAATGGTGAGTTTGGCAACAGTTTTCATAATCGTAGCTTAGAGTTTGTAGTTGATCACCAGGCCAAAGTGTTCCACTCGGTCCACCTTGAGATTGCTCCATTTTTCAATGGCGTAACCCGCGCCAATTTCCCAGTGCTGGGTCAGCGGGTATTTGAGGCTTGCCCCGATCCCGAACAGGCTGCCAATCGTGCCATTGTCCTGGCTGCCATTGATCGGCGTGGCCAGCCCGGTAAACGCCACCGGAGTAAACACCAACGGCAACCCGAATGGTTTGTAGCTCGATTGCAGCTGGAGGTTTACCGAAGGCATGTAGAAGTCGCCGGCAAAGTATTGCAACCGCACCCCTGTTCTCACGTAATCATTCAACGGGTAGAGCGCAGCAATGCCGCCGCCCCACTCGGATTTATTGCCCTGCTCATCCAGCAGGCCGCGGGCGTGGCTCGCGTAACCAATCACCGTCCAATTTGTGTCTTTGGCCAACGTTGGATTTGTGGCTAGAAAGTCCAGGACGCGAGCAAAGGTGGTTTTGGCAATTTCTGGGGGCACCACCGTTCCCGGCTGAGCGTGCGCCGGCGGCAAGCAAACGAGCCCGAGCAGGACTGAGAGGATGATGGCAAATGTGATTTTCATGGTTTCAAGGTTTCTCCGCGGATTGGTTTTGGTTTGGGTTGAGCTCGGGCACGCGGCCGCGGAGGTAGGCAATGGCGCGGGCCACGAGCTGCTTGTGCAAAATCCCGGCGACGAACCCGCACACAAATCCGATGCAGGCCAGCACGGCCACCGGATGCGGGAAGGACTTGGGCACGGAAGTTTGAAACGCGAACAGCCAATAGGTGGATGCGCCAATGATGGCGGTGTAGTGCGTCACGAATTTGCTATTCACAAACGGGAGTTCATCGAGCAGCCAGGCCAGCGCCGACAACACGATGATGATGAATAACGAAGCCGGGTTGTGGATGATGGTTTCATACATGGCCACGAAAATGTTCGGGGTGACCCCGGGCGAGGGTGGCGTCACCGGATCTGTGACCAACTGGGCAATGACCGAGGCCGCAAAGCAAAGCAGGGCCACGCCGAAACAGGACAGGGTTTTGATGGTTTGGTTCATGGTGGGTTGGTCAGGGTAAAATCACACGGTAAAAGCGCCCCGCGCCGGCATTGGTGCGGGTGAGGGTCAGGCGCTGGCCGTTGGTGGGGGTGACGCTGTAAATGTTGGACCACACGCCCACGGGCGTGCCGGCCGGCGATTCCAGCAGTCGATGCACCCGGCCCGCGTTATTGCTGTTGGCGGTCCAGGTGAGAGTCACGAGTTGAATCAATTCCAGGTTCAACACTGGCTCGATGGCATTGGTGGGGGCGGCATTGGTGACCACGATTGCGGCCGAGCCGATGGCGTTCTGCACCACGAACTGATTGCTGCTGCCGGCGGGCACGCGGAACACGGCCACAGTATTCGATCCGGCATTCCATCCCTGGCCCGTGGTGCGGTTGGTGATGGTGGCGGGCGGAGTCCCGGCCCATTCCACTTTGACAAGTTGATACGCCGGCGCGGGCGCGGGCTTGGGCAACACTAAAGCCCGAGGCTGAGCCAGTGCCAAGCCAGCCAGAGCAAGAACAAGCAGGCCGATCCCCCATGCAAAAGCGAGATTGCCAGAGCCAGTTGCTTGTCGGTTTTCACCCATTATCGGAAAATGTTGTAGCCGGCGGCGTCAAAAGCGCGACGGATTGCCTCTTGCGAAGCCTCTGTGCCGGGATGAACCCCCGTTCCATCCATGAATGTCGAGGTGTCAGTCCAATAACTAGAGCCGCCCGCCTGCTCCATGTAGGCATCGGTATCCACCAGGTAATCATAGTAAACGCCAGCATCCGCCCGGATTTGGGCGTTGACGGCGGTCACATCCGCAAGGCACGTAGCGCGCGTGCCAGAAATGCGGCGCAAGCAGGTGCAAGCCACCACTTCAAATCCCAGCGCCCGGGCTTGACCCCACAGCTTGCGCAGATCGGAAATGATTTCCGAATTGGGCCGCTGGGCTGTGGTGTAGTTGCCAAAATCGTTTGCGCCCGCCCACAGTACCACAATGGTGCGCTGCGCGTTGGTGCGGGCATACGCGGCCACCTGGGCCGGCCATTGGTTGGTGATGTCCATGATGGTGTTGCCCCCCGTGGAAATATCGAACGCGTTTCCGGTGCAACTCCAACTGGATCGCCCCATGATGCGCTGCATCGGGGTCAAACTGTTTACGGTGTAGCCAATGATCGAATCGCCCTCGAAAATGATTCGGCAATCCTGGAGCACGGTGCGCCGGAAAATATCCTCCAACGTGCGGAGCTGGTTGGTGGGATAGTATTGGTTGAAAATCGCCAGAGCGGCGACCGTCGCCCGGAGATTGTAATCGCTGATGCCCAGCGCGTCCAACCCGCCGCCGCTGCCATTGCCCAGCGTGATCTTTTCAAAATAGGGATCGGTGTGAGCATAGGTGGTATTGGTCATCCAGCCATCGGTCCACACGGAAATGTTGTTGTTAGTGATCTCCAGTGAGACGCCCACATGGAAGAACCGACTCCAATCGTAAGGCGATCCTGGCAACGTTCTAATTTCCTGCACGCCGCCGCCGAGCGTGCAGATTTGCAGCGTTTGCGCCGTGGAGGAGAACAACCGCAGCGCCCCCGAGTTCCAGGACCAATCGCCCGCCACCGCGCCCAGGATGTTGCGCTCCGCGCCGGCATTGCCGATCTGTCCCCCCTGCCACGCGGCGAAAATGGTGGCGTTGGTCAGCCGCGGCGTGTTCACGTTCGTGATGTAATACTCCGAGTTGGTGAACGTCAGTTCCCCGCGCCATTCGCCGTTTAGATTGTTGGTCGCGCCCAGCCATTGGTAGCGCGGGCCTTTGACCGTGATCGGGTTGGTCACCGTGTTATACCCGGCGCCCATCAATTGCAGGTAAACGCAATTGCTCCAAAAGCCTTCGCGCACGAGTTCGGCGCGGAGCTGGTTCAGCCGGGCGTCGCGCACGGTTTGCAGCCGGGTCAGGCCGTTGGTAATGAGCGGGTGCGTAAAACCCACGCCGGCCGCGGGGCGCGCCAGCAGAACAATGAACAGCAGCAAAACAAGGTTACGAGTCATAAACCAGATCCTCCGGGTCAGTAGCGTCATAGGTTGCAGTGGCGGAATAGTCAGTCGTATCGTCGGCAATGATCGGGGTCACGCGGCGCGACCAGATCCATGGGTGCGTCACGTCGAGCTTCAAAATGCGCGTTCCGGATTCGGTCACGTTCAGCTCGTAGAATACCGGGTTGGGTGCGGTGCGTGGATCATACTTGCTCACCGCGCGCACGGGACCGAACGGGCCAACGCTCGCTCCGGCCAGGCTGCCAAACTGGGCCGCGGTGTAGGGCACCACAGGCTGCCAACCGCTGAGCGGCAGGAAATAGCTGGTGTCGGTCGGCAACGTGCCCGCCGCCGCTACGAGCCAACATTGATATTCCTGACCGCCATAGGTCACCTGGTCGCCGGCGGAATAAGTCTGCGCCGCATCCCAGTCGGCCGCGGCCAAATGGTTGGGATCATACGTCTCCCAGCGGTAGGTGGCCGAGGGCAACGGCGGGCAAGCCTGGGCGTCGAGGGAGATGTAGTAAGCATCCGCGCTGGCCTCGTAGAGCGCCTGCCCGGCGGTGTAGGCCACGTAATTCTCGCGCGACTCCGCCAGGGCTTGCTTCTGGCAGATCATGAGCTCATGCCACCACCAGGCCTCCCACAATTCTTGCAAGGCTTTGCTGAATGAGGTAAACGCATCCGCCTTGTCCCGATCATCCAACTGACTCGAATCCCAGCCAATCAACCGGTAAACGTCATTCAAGATCACGCTAGCCTTGACCGGCCGGGTGCGCCCGGAATTGACGTTGGCGCCGCGGGCGCGGGTTACCTCGCGGCTTTCCTCGTTGGCTTCCTGCCGCAGCAATTCATCCACGCCCACGCGATCCCGGCCATAGGCTTTACTGCTTTCAATCGTGGCCTTGTCATTCTGGCCATCGATCACCAGCAGGTTGGCATACGTGAGCTGCGCGAGCGCCCAGCGCCATTTTGACGGGAGCTTGATCTTGCGCCACTTGGCCGCCGCCGTGGCCGGGGATTCCCCCGCACTGGTGGCCGTGGCACACTGGTAAAAGTCTCCGTTGTAATAGCACTGGTTCATCGCGAGCGAGCGCCGCCGTAGGTTTTACCCGTGTAACCGCTCTGCACTTTCGTGCCCACATCCGGCAGCACCAGGTCGGCATGCTGCGGTTGCTTGGCCACCCACTTGGCAAAGTCAGGGTCGGCCCAGCACAACTGGCCATAGACCCGGCGGAAGGCGTGTTGCTGGCTGGGGCTGAGCACCATCACCTGCCGGAAGTTCTCCGTGTTCAACTGCCGCGCATCGGCCATTTGCTGATGGAACTCCCGCAAGCGCGCTTGTTCAACCAGTCCCAGATCATGCTGGGCCGCGTCCTCGTGGGCCAGGCGTTGAATCACCTTGCCCCGGGTCTCGGGGTCGAGCTGGCGCAGATCCAGGGTGAACTCCATGACTCAAGCGGGTTTGCCGAACTTGTCCATCGCCTTTTGCAGGATGGCCACGCGCCCGCGCAGATCCTGCACGACATCGGATTTGGCCTTGCTGGTGTTGGCCAGCATGCTGAACGTGCCTTTGGCGAACTGAACGGCCCGATTCAGGGTGGCCACATCGAACTTGCGTTGCGCCTGCGCCGCGCGCACGGTCTCAAACGCGTTTTCGGTTTCCAGCCGGTGCGAATCACTCTCCGGCACGCCCGCCTTGATCAGGGCTTGCAGTCCGGTCTGGAGCACGGCGCGCGCATGCGAAAACGCCGCCTCCAACTCCTGCTCGCGCGTCAGTTCGGGCGCTTTGCGTTGCTCGATTTCCGAGGCAACCACGATGGGAGCGGGCACCACCGGGACCGGACTGGTCGTTACAATCGGCGCCGGGGTGACGATAACCGGAGTCGGGCCGCGCGCTTTATCAATTTGGGGAGGCATAAATTGGTTTTTGGTTTTGGTTGTCCCCTGACCGGCGGGCCGCTCGACATTGAACGCGCCCGCCGGTCACGGTGTGCGACCGTTGGGGAGGAGTCATCCCGGTGGCTTACGCCGCCGGCCAGCTATTCATGTCCGAGACAGCAAAGTAAAACGTCACTTTTCCGCTGGTGTAGGCCATGGACGTGGCATCGGTGAAGAACATGTCCACCGTGTCATCGACCAGATAGACCTTTTCCGAGCCGCCCACGTGGTAAAAGATCTCCGTGCCGTCCACCGCCAGGACGCTGGACGCCATGAGCGCCGTGGCGCTGCCGCCGTCACCGCAGGTGACTGCCAGCGCGCCCGTGCCCGTGACGTCAAACGCCACCGGCATGCGGTAGCCGAGACATTTCACGCGAGTGCCCGCGAGAATCGAGAGGGCGGCCGTGGCCGTGCCGCTCGTGAATGTGGCAATGTCGGAGTAGTCGTACGAGACGGCTACATCCGCGCCGGTGATGGCTTTGTCGGTGGCCGACAGCCAGTTAACTTTTGGAGTGCCATTAGGCATAAGGTTGCTTTCGTTCGGGGTTTCGTTGGTTTTGCCGGAGCGCCGCAATTCGGGCGCGCCGCCCCGGCCAGGTTGGGCTTAGGTGGCGGGCGCGTATTTGCCCTCGCCGCGGGGCGTGAGGCACACGAGCTGCCAGACGGTTTCGCAGAAGGCTTCCAGCTTGCCGCCTTCGTACGCCTTGCGGATCCAGTTGGGCTTGTCACCCCACCGGAACTCCCACTTGCTCTGGTGCAGAAACAGCACCGAGTGCGAGTTGTAGGTCGTGCCGGTCTGGGCCACGCCGGAGCTGTCCAGGCCGTAGTTCTTCCAGCTCGTCACCAGATCGACCTCGAAGCCGAACGGGGTGATGTAGCGGGAAATGCCACGATCAAACGCCTTGCCCCGGATCGGATTCTGGTAGCTGGCCACAATCACGCTCTTGTTGTCCGCGATGGCATTTGCGCCAGTAGCGGAGGGGAACAAGTTGGGGAAGTTGTTGAACACGCGCCGCGCGCTCGGGCCGGCGAAACCGGTCACGGTCTCGTTGCTCTGCGTCACTGTGCCCATGCCCTGGAGAATCCCCAGGATGGTGTCCTCGGTGACCGAGGCGGTGGCGGTGGTGCTGATCTGGGCCGAGCTGGGCCACTGGGTGGAATCCACCGGCAACACCGATTGCGCGCTGGCCTGAATCCAGTTCGGCACGCCGCGGGTGAGATAGCCGGTCGTGCCGGACACGCCCACGCGACATTCCTGCGCGCTGAGCATGGCGTTTTCCATGTCATTGCGCAGCTCGGTCGTCTGCTTGGTGATTTCCTTGCTGAGCTCGTCCGTGACGGCGGCATTGTTGCCGTAGTCCTGCTGGAGCTTGCCCACCGTGGCGGCCTTGGTGCTGTACTGGATCAAGGCGCTCAACTGCACGCGATCCTCGCCGGCACTGGTGGCGCCGGTCACGGTCACGTTGTCGGGATGCGAATTCCGGGCCGGGGCTTTGTAGCTCTCAGCCTGGTAATCGTAACGGGCCTGGGCCGGGGCGCTGCCCATCGGCAGCCAGGCCATGAATACATTGTTGGTCAGATCGAGGGCGTTGGTGACAAAGGCACCCCATTCCTCTTTCTTCCCAACCACTGCGGAATATGCTAAACTCATAGGTTTTTGCTTTCGGTTTGGTCGGTTTGTTTCGGTTTGGTTTGGTGCATCACCCGGTTTGGCCTCACTGCATTTGCAGCGCGGCGTAGCGGTTCATGTCCTTGCTGGAAGCCTGCCCGGTGGCAATGCGCGATCGGATCTCCTCCAGCTCCGAGTTGGATCGGTTGGCGTTGGCGGGCACGCTGCGCGGCGCCCCGGGAGCGGGGGCCGTGGCCGGAGCGGGTGCAGGCGTCAATGGCGCCGCCGCTGGAGGCCGCGAGGTGGTGGCGGTGCGCGTGGCGGCCGCTTCCATCCCGAGCAACTGCTGCACGACCAACACGGGCCAGTCCGCACCCAGGGTGCGCAACTGCGGCGTGCGGTTGACCACGCTGTTGAATTGCTGGCGCTGTTTCGACTTCGGGTCGGACAGCTCCGGCATGAGGCGCAAGGCCTCGGACATGCTGGCGCGTTGCTGATCCAGGAACTGCTTTTGTTGCGGGGCGAACAGTTTGACCTGTTCGGCCGCGAGCACATCCTGGGCGAGCTGTTGCGCCACGTAGCCGGCCGTCAACTCGGCCAGCGGTTTGCCGCGAAACTCCGTCACTCCGTCGCTGGTGAGTTTGGTCACCACGGCATCGAGTCCCTCGGTGGCCAGCACGGTATTCAACTCCGAGGCCAGCGCGTGCCGTTGGATGGCTTGCATCGTGAAGGCATCCACTTCGGCAGAAGTCTGGCATTGCGCCAACGTGGCCGGGCGCGGCGCCGCACTCGGTGCGGGCAGGCTGGGCAGTTGGGCGGCGGCGGCGGGATCAGGCGCTGACCCGGCAACCGCGTTAGGATCACTGGCGGGAGTTTTGGCTTTGAGGGCTTCGAGCTCCGCGCGCAGGGCTTGCGCCTCGGCGCGGGCGGTTTTGCGTTTCTCGCGTTCGGCCTGGAGCGCCCGCTTGCCGCTATCGCTCAACGCGGCCAATACATCGGCGCTGGGTTCAGCGTCGTCGGGATCGGCCGCCGGAGCTGGAGCGGAGGCGGGGGCTTGACCGGCCGGGGGTGTTCCGGTCGCGCCAGCGGGTGATGCGGATGCTGGAGCGGCGGGATTACCTTCCGGTGGAACTGGGGGGTTGAGGTTGGCAGGAGTTGGATCGGCCGCATTGGCCTGGGTGGCGAGTTCCGCCGCCACGGAGGCAATCAAGGAGGCTGGATCCACCGGGCTGGAGGCCGCCGGCGCACTCGGTGCGCTGCCGGCTTCGGCGCGGGGTTCACGTAGGATTCTCATGGTATCGTTTAAGCCAGTGCCGCACGGCGGCGTGGCTCAGCGAGCCCACGAAAACGTAAAGCGCCCCCTCGCGAAAGGGAGCGCCCCACTACGGCCCTCTAAAAGCCTCTATTTGCGCCTACTTTGGTCGCGCCATGAGCTCATGTCTGTTTCCTTGGGCGGTGGGCATCGTGCCAGAGTTTGGTTAGATCCGAGCGCAGCGTGGCTACCATGCCCAGGCGGCCGGCGTATTGATGCGCGGCGGCATCGTCGCTCACGCGCGTGTCCGCATGATGCACAATGGTGGCATCCAGATACCCCAGGAGCAGCGGATACAGCGGATCATCCGGGGGCAGATTGCCAAGCCGTTGCAGCAGCGGTTTCACGTCGAACGGTTGCGACCAGGGCGGCCGCAGATCTGGTGGCGAAGGAGGAGGTGGCGTCAAGCGCCAGAATTTTAATTTCATAGTTTTGTTCGATTCGGTTGGTAAAATTTGAGCAGCACGGAAATTCTCCGGTAAACGTCACGAGCGGAAACCATCGGCATCCAGCAGACCTCACCGCTCAAGTCATCGCGCACGGCCCAGCTTAGAAACGGGTGGCGCACCACTTTCATTTTTGGAGGCTCATCCACTGGCCCGCGGGCAATGCGTTTGCGTTCTTTGGCGGCGCGCATCTGGGCGAGTTGCCGCAATCTCTTTTCCCAGCGCAATTTGCGATTGCGAGAGAAACGTTCAACCTGCGTGCGGTGAGTCATATTCTGTTGTTAGACCTCGTTTCCCCACACGTCCCATCCGTCGCGTTTCCGACGGGCGAACATCTCAAGGTAAGGTCCGGGAGACACACTCTCCACGAGTCTTTGGAAGGCTTCCGGCTTGCGGGAGTGTTTCGGGCCGGTGTCCTTTTCTGGTCGCGTCCAGTTCCACCAGGTCGAGTCCACGCGCTGTTTGGCGATGTCGAGTCCACGGCGGCAGAACAGGATGTGCTCGGTTGTCTGGACGAACGCGCCACCAAATCCGAGGCCGCGAGGCGTCTTTGCCCATGTGAGCAGCGCGACGGGTCGGAAGCTCCAGGCGCGGGCGAGCGCGTAGGTTTGTTCGATGTAGGCATTGATTGTCCAGATGTAGAGATGCGCGTTTTCGGCGGCGGCGTTGGCGACTGGCAGAGCTTTGATTTCATCGAGCGTCATTGTGTTGTAGTTCATCGCTGCTGGCGTCCACGTTCCTTTCGGGCTTCCCGTAGATGCGCGTTCAGCGCGGCGCGTGTCCTCTCCGAATTTTACATCCCACGGAGGATCAGCCACGATGGTTGAGTATTCGCCCACGAGGTCTAACAAGGCGCTGGAGCGAACCGGCACGAGTGCCGGCTGTTCGAGCATCGTTGTGTTATCGTACGCCATAGGTTATCCGCGTGCCGGTCGCTCAGCTTGTTTGTTCGGCCCAATCGTCCACGGCGCGTATGGGTCGCTATCCCATTCCTCGATTGGCGGGCACTCGCAATCGTGCGCGTGTTCTCCGTGGAGGGTGCAGATGTAATTTTCGCAGCAGCGGCAGGGTATCCAGGCTGGCGTTGACCTTGCCGCAGCTACCAGCCATTCAGCCATTGCCGGCACGGTTGCGCTGCGCTCGGTCTTGCTCATCAGTTGCTCACGCCGGCGGTCGCCACCTCGCGGATGCAGTCGGAATGGCAGATTTATCGAGTCTTGAAGCACGCCATGAAAGCAGAGCCAGGTTGCTTTCTTCATCGGGTATCCCCACCACGCTTGCCATACTTCGATTGTCCAGGTTGATCCGTCCCGTTCGCCTGGCTTCGGAAGCCCAGCGGCATCGAATAGCCTTGATCCTGCTGGATGTTCCAGCACGCCTCCGCATGTCCTCAGAGCTTCGGCACAGAATAGGCCCAGGTCTTTCTCGCCCGGCAGCGGCTTTGCCTGGTGCGCACAGTGGCGACTCCACGCACGGCACGGAGGATGTGCCACGACAGGCTTGCCGCCATCGAACGTGGTGGCGTCTCGGTCCATGTCGTAGGCGTCCACGCCTTCCATGCGCTTGTAGGGAGAGTTTCGAGAGACGCAGAGCGCAGCAATGGGCCGAACCAGTCGCTGGAGCAAACTGCCATGAGCGCCGGTCACGGCTTCTGGCGATAGGATGTCAGGGGCGGCGCTCATGTCAGTCGCTCAGCTTTTC